ATGAGCAAAAACGCAGACATCAGAATCCCAGAGGTACCTATGAAGTTGCATAGTGCCCTAAAGCGGTACCAAGCTGATTTACAAGACGAATTGATTGGTAGAAAGGTAACTTTTAGGGAAACAGCTTTGGCTGTATTAGAGGACAGTTTAATTGAAAAGGGTTTATTAAAAGAACGGGTACTATGAAAAATACAAAACTTAGTATTACTTCAAACATAAGGGCCACTTTGCTTGGCCTGGTGAATGTACGGATCCGTGCCTACAAAGAAATTATTGCTAGAGGTAAAACCATTCCTAGGTATGGCCAGAAACTACAATCAATCAATGTTATAAACCATAAGCTTGAAATTGCTAGTAATTGGGGGCTTGATGGCCATGCAAGAACTGTAGTTCGACTTCGGGACCACATAAACGAAATTTTACCATCAAGATCTTCTTTAAGTAAAAGAGACATCAATTTGAGAAGAAAGGTTTGTGATATGATTACATACTGTGAAAACCAATCAAAAGGGGCCGTTACGGTTCAATTATCTACCTTAAATCAAAGTAAATATGCCTCGTAGATATATTAAACTCAAATCGAATTTAAGAGCTGAGAACGTACCTTGTTCAAAAACCTATTTCAAAAAATATTTCGAAGGGAAAAGCTTTGAGGTAGTGGAAGAAAACCGGTTGGTTGTTAGGGTCCAGGATGAAACTGGAGAAGAGTGGTGTTTTATGAAAGTGGATATTTTGGTAGATACAACCAAAACTATTTTGGCATGATGCATCAATTAGGGCTCTGGGATTCCTTGGATTTGTACCAAGCAAGTACTGCTATTATTCGAAGATATAAGGAGGACCCAAGTAAGCAAAACACTGATTTATCAGAAATCAAACAACAGCGGGATCATTGCTTTAATTTATTAATAGATCGCATTCCGAAGACACACTTTCGAAATATAGAAGAACTGCTAAAGCAGTCACACATTTCATAACAATTAGAATATGGCCGATAATTATTACCAGCTCGAGAAATCAAGCGCGAAATTGTATTGCCCAAAATGTAATAAGAAGTCATTTGTACCCTATGTTTTTAGGGACACTGGTGAACCTGTCGATAAGGATAAATTTGGCAGGTGTGATAGAGAAAACAACTGTGCTTATCATTTACATCCCAAAGATGACAACTTCAAACCAGATAGAACAATTAAGCCAGTTCTTAAGGTAGAAGAAGTTCAAATTTTTCCAGAGGAAAGTAAAATCAATTTAATTACAAAGCGCACAAAGACCTGTACTAGTAACTTGCACAAGTATTGTAAAAGCAAGCTCCTTATTCCAAACGATCATCTATTAAAGTGGGGAATTTATACAGACAATGAATTATCGGTTTTCTTGTTTAGAAACGTTGCGGGGGTCGTGTGTAATTTAAAGTGCTTCAAATACAAAAATAACGGTCATAGAGATAAAGAGTTTCAAGCTTATTCCTTAAAACAACCCCCTTCCACCCCCATAGAAAAGCCTGAAGGCGGTTTTTTTATCAATAAATATAGGCTCCCATTATTTGGTGAACACCTTCTTGACGAAAAGAAAAAGCGCATAGTTGTAGTGGTTGAGTCTGAAAAAACAGCGGCGATCGCCAGCTTTATGTACAAGCAATTCGATTGGTTAAGCTGTTCTAGTTGCAATGGTTTGACACTCGAAAAACTAAAAGTACTAAAAGGAAGGCGAGTCATTTGGCTGGCCGATGCTGACAAGGCCGGTAGAAATAATTCCAGTATAAGAAATTTAAAACAGCAGAAAATAGAGCACCAGGTATTGGATCTATTTTCGGATCGAGACAATGGAGATGACCTTTGTGATGAAATTGAAAAGGGTGTAAGGCCAGAAATTTCATGGAATCTACAGAAAGAAATTGGCAATGAATATGAAGTGGATGATGACTTTAATTACACTCTTCCAGATGGAGTTGAGTGGGAAAAGGTGAAAAATACCATATTGAAATACGGCTTTTTTGTATACAAACGTCAAATATGGGTGATTAAATACACCAATGGAGATAGTAAGAATACATCGGCATCGATCACAAATTTTAGTGTCAAGCCATTAGGACATATCCAGAGTAAATTGAACCCAAGGCGGATAATTGAAATTGAAAACAAATACAAATACAAACGAGTTTTAGAAGTACCAACCAAAGCTTTTATTAGCAATACCGATTTTGGTGTATTTGTAGAGAGTGAAGGGAATTATCAGTATGACGGGACCATTAGAGATTTGAAAAGGTTGCGGTCCTGGGTGTATGACCAGATGAAATCGTATGAAGAAATAGAAACATTAGGCTGGAACAACGGTTATTTTATTTTTTCGAATGGTGTGTTCAATGGAAATTTTACACCAGTGAATGAATATGGTTTTGTCGCATTGGACAATCGAAATTTTTTTATTCCTGCATTGAGTATTTTAAACCGGTACGATGCCCAAAGCTACGAAGAGGAAAAGAAGTTTGAATATGTAGAAAGGGATATTCCTATTCAGACTTGGGCCAACAAATTTATTGAGGTCCACAAAAACAATGGTAAGATTGCATTGGCTTGGTACATCTCATCTTTATTCAGAGACTTCATTTACTCCAAATTCAAGTTTTTCCCGCACTTGTTTCTTTTTGGCCCTCCAGGAACAGGGAAATCCCAAGTTGGTTGGTCGGTTAGAGCACTTGGTTTTACAGGCATTAAGAAACCATTTAATCTAACCGGAGGTACTAAAGTAGCTTTTCACAGGGAAATGTCTCATTTCGTAAATTTCCCAACTTGGTTCGATGAATATGATAATTCAATCGATTATGACAGGGTACAGGCGCTAAAGGCTGCCTATGACGGTACCGGGCACAAAAAGTCCGTCAAAGATTCTGAAAACCTTACCAAGTCCATACCTGTCAACAGTGCGGTAATGATCTCAGGGCAGCAATTGCCTATTGCAGACAATGCTTTATTCAAAAGAGTGGTGTTACTTCAATTTCACCAAACAGAATATTCTGAAACTGAAAAAAAGCTGTTTAGAGAGCTTCAAGAAATGGAGGAAGGTGGCTTAACCTTTATTACAGCAGGGATGATGAAATACAGGAAATTGATTGAAAAAGATTTCATGGATGAATTTGATGAAGTACTAAAGGACTTTATAATTGAATTCAAGAAAATGAAGTATGATGTTGAGGACCGTATCATGAGAAATATGTGCATTCCTTTAACAGTATTGAAGATTATTCAGGCAAAGTCGCAAAAGGAAATACCAGTAACTTATTTGGACCTTAAACCCATTGCTATAGATTTTATTAGGACTCAAATGGAACTAATAAGTAATGCTAATGAAACTCATGCCTTTTGGGATATGGTTAGTTTTTTGATTGACAATAGGTTGATCAATGATGGTGAAGATTTTGAACTACAGCATAAGAGTTCAATCAAGATCTATCACCAAGGGAATGTACAGGATCGCAATTTAGGGGGTACTAAAAAAGTACTGTTTATGAGGTTGTCTAAAATTGTACCGTTGTACCGGGAGAACTTTAAAAAGCAAAATTCCAGTACTGTGTCATCAATGGACAAAAGTTCACTGGAACATTATTTAAAGCACAGCAAGCCTTATTTAGGGAATTTAAAGAACCACCGCTTTTCGAAAGCCGGGGTTTCCAGCTGTATGGCATTTGATTACGAGTTGTTGCAAACTGAAGGTGTGGAACTCGAACGGGATATAACAGATTCCCCTGAGAATGCAATTAAGGTCGAAATTCCAAAAGAAGGCTACATTCAAACAGATTTCACCAAAAACAAAGGGGCGCCATTCTAGTATTGAAACTGGAAATTGATTTCCTACCATTCCTACAGTTCCTACAACTACTAATAATCTATTAAATCAATTAATAAATAAATATTAAAGAAAATAAGATCTGTAGGAAAGTGTAGGAAAGCGTTGGAAAATAATTGAAATGAAAAAATGAAGTTGTAGGAAAAAGGAAGACCCTTCCTACAAAACTAGCGACTTACCTACAAAGAAAAATCTTGTAAATGTTCTAATACGAGTCAGAAACAAACAAATATCAAGGTTGTAGGACATGTAGGAAGTGTAGGAACGCATTACATACATATAATTTTCGGTATCTCTAAGCTTAAATATTTTAGATGCCAGAAATTATTGAAATCTAAAATAAGTACAAACCAAAAAACCATGGAATACTTTAAATCTGAAAATATGGTATACCGAAGAATCGATGAAAGCACTTATGAATATGTGTTTTGCTGTGGATACGAAAATGGATCCTTCGGAAATGGATTTAATCGGATTACTGGAGATCCAGAATATATTGATCAAGCCATTCGAGGATTGGATAAAACAACTGAAAAAGAGTGGTACCAGGCACTTGCCTCATTTATTACAAAAGCAATAACCTTTAAACAGATGATACAACAATATAATTTAAAACAGGACTTATCTGATTGCATATTGGCTACGTCAATTGAGCAGCTTAAAACCGTTGCGGTTGTGTTTGTTATCAACGAGCAGCAGACGGCAATCAATGTGCAAGGCACCTTCCAACAATTGGAAAATAAATGGAAGGACAACCAGGCTTTTTACGCTCGAATGAAAGAATTAATTACTACTGGACATATTTATTATAAGGATTGAATAAAATGAAGAATCATAAAAAGTTTAATGCTATGAATGAATCGAAAAACAAGCTTAAGCTAGCTAAAAAATTAAAAGTACTCGCTGACAAAGGAGTTGGTGGAGAAAAACACAACGCTGAAAAACTACTTCAAAAACTAATGAAGGAGCACGGAATTAGGCTGGATCAAATTGAAAACCCTCTTAAGGAAGCTCATTTTTTTAAATATAAAAATTCATCTAAGGACCTATTGATTCAAATCATTGTAATGGTTTGTGGATTGGAAGTTGAAATTTGGAGGGGTGCAATAGGCAGAAATTCGTTTAAAATTTATTGCACAGAATTAGAGTTCATTGAAATCCAAGCCAACTTTCATTTCTACTCTAAGGCTTTTGAAGAAGAGATGAAAACATTCTGGAAGGCATTTATTCATAAAAACGACCTTTTTCCAGAACTAGATGAAACCAAAGGTTCAAATTCCACCCCTATGGATTCTGATGAAATTGAAAGGCTGGTTCAAATGATGTCAGGAATGAAAAGACATCACTACAGAAAACAATTAACCTCTTAACCATGAATCTTAAAAACTATACATCCGATGTCCCATCTAGCAAGTCCATAATGAAGATTGAACAACTCCTTGTTCAAGTTGGTGCTAAAAACATAAATAAGGAGTATGAAAATGGTGTATTAAAAGCTCTAATCTTTCTAGTTGATATTAATATTCAAACCTTGGTATTCAAGGTACCTGCCAAAATTGAGGTAGTTGAAAAAGTACTTAAAAAGAACATCAAGCGACCTAGGGCTGGCACCTGGGACAAGATTGCGACCCAAGCCGAAAAAACTGCTTGGAAAATAGTTTGTGATTGGGTAGAAATTCAATGTACTATGATACACTTGGAACAAGCAGAATTAGCAGAAGTATTTCTACCGTACGCCTTTAATCCAGACACTAACTCAACACTTTGGGATAGAATAAAACAATCTGATTTGAAGCTTTTAAAATGAATGAAATGAAAAATCAAATATTAATTAGGGCCAAATTAACTTTTTTGGTCTTTTTGTTTATGGCGTTTGTCTTTTGGATAGTAGGCCATCCAATTGTATTGGCCTTAAAAATGGCTGCTTTGGCAGTAGCCTTTTTTTGGGGAATAGGGCTTTTTTTGATTTTGGTAGGGTATGTTATTTCAGAAAATGGTTCGTTAACTAAATAATTTTAGTTGGGTTTAATTTTTATTTGATTGAACATTGAAATATGTGTTAAGGAGATTTTCTTTTGGCTAGCTAAACTAAAAAGCTTATTCGAGTTACTTACTTTTTGGATTTAAAATAAACAATTTATAACCTAGCCCAATACCAAGCCATGGTTGATTAATATAATTCCACCTTTTACTTAAATCATCTGGAGCTTTCGATGTACCAATGAAAAGTCCAAATTCGAACTGATTTAGATGACCAACTATACCCACTCCTAAATTAATTGTAGCACTATTAAGTTTGGTATCCTCGGGTACTTGAAATTCATGTGCTGATGTGTTTTGCTCATCTAAAACAAGTGAACTTAACCCAATGAATGGACCAAATGTCAGACTGTATGATTTTTCAACCATTCCTTCATATTTATAATAACTAAAGTTTCTTCTAGAAATTCTGTATCCAATAAATGTATTTATATCCACCGATGCCTGAAAGGTTGAATATATATCTACATTATTTAGGTGGTTTGCTCCATGGTACTTGAATGGTATTGTCAGAGCACTAACATACATGCTATGTTCAATGAAGTAAACATATTCCCTGTTGTTTAATATGATTCCTAAAGTTTCGCCTTTATCCAAGTGTGATCCTAAATAAGGATTGATGTATATGACATTGTTTTTGGGGTAAATACTTGCTTTGTCTATCTCTCTCTTTGAGGTTTTCTCATAGGTCGGATCTTTTGTTGTTATAGAGTCTGTTTGTGAATATGAAATTCTATATCTTTTTCTGTTAATGCGGATTGTTTTTTTATATTGATTTTGAGAGTACACAGTAATACTCGTAGATATAATTATTATAATTAATGTTATAGTCTTCATTTTAATATTCTTTTCAAGTTATTAATGTTTAATAAAAGGGTATTTATATAAATATATGAATATTGTGCGGTTTGGCAAGATGTTTCTGTGTTAATTAGTTGATAATAAGGTAGTAATGTAAATAAAAAAGCGAAATCGCTTGTTTTATTATGCGAAATCGCGTAAATTTATATCATACTAAAACAGTAACACAAATGATCACAATTAAAACTTTCAACGGCCAAAACGAAACAGAATTTGACTTCTTTGTTCAGTCAAAAGGAAACAACGCTGGCCGTCCGATGAGAGAAACAACAGCCAATTGTTTTGGGATCACTACTGAAAAGGAAATTCTTTTACCAGAATACTTTTATTATGTGGTACTTGCAGCTTATGAAGCTGGAGCATTCAAACCTTTTTTAAAAGGTTCGGTTGTTCCCTTCATAACTAAAGATGATTTCTTAACAGCAGTATTCAGCTACCTAGCAAGGTAGTTGAATACAGTTTGGTTGTTATTTGGCAACCAAGCCTGCTTTTTTATATATTTATTACTTGAACAGTAAACAGTTATGAACGAATTACAGAAAAGAGAAAAAGAACTGTCTGAAAAACTGAGAGAATTAACCAAAAAATATGGTTTGTCTGCAACACAAGAACAGCAAAAAGAAGTGATTGCAATAGGCCAGGAGTTGGAAGATGTACGCGCTAAATTGGGTGAAAATGATAACTAAGTATTTCAAAATTGCCCAGGTGGCCCAGTTGTACTACCAAAAGGAAAAACCGGACCGCAATTACACCACCGAAGCAGCTAGGAAACAATTTATTCAAGACAAACACATTGATAAGGAGTTATTGAAAAAGGTGTTTGAAGAGATTATGGAGGAGCAATTGAGCATTTTTTAGATCATTTGCATATGATATTTATCTTTTAAATAGTGGGCCATCCAATTGTATTAGCCTTGAAAATGGCAGCTTTTGATTTTGGTTGGATAGTGATAAATGAGGATTAAGGTCAATATCTAATTTGTTATTTTTTAAGATATTGCATAGTTGTAAAGAATGTTCTATAAATGTATAGTACAAAGCAAACAGAAGCTAAGGACTTAAAAAAAAACACAAAGCATAATATGAAAATATTTGAGGAGCTGATGTTTGAAATATGGATATTAAATGTCTCTAGGAAGTCAAAAAATGCAGCTCGCACTAGATTGTCAAAAGCAAAAACTAACCAACTAAATTCTTTATAAGTAAACGATATTTCCTTTGATCCAACTACGAAAAAGGTGTTGTCAAATAAATAAAATTGTTGGCATATTAATCCAAACAATACCACATAGGCCAGTGGTGGTATAAATACAGTGTTTATGTCAAATTTGGAATCTCTGTAGACTATATCTGACTCTATCTCTTGTTTTATTTCTTTGTTGTTATTGAAAATTTTATATGAACGATAAGCATAGTAGATGAACAATACAATATATGTTGTTAACCATAAAACGGATGGAGATGCGTTTATGGAGCATGTCATTCCTAATACCAGAACTAGGAATATAGAAATAATTAATTCAACTATGGTTCTCCACATGTTTCAAGAGGCGTTAAACTATTGGATTTGATTCTCTTAAGTTTGAGATACAATTTATTAAATGTCTATCGTTTGTAATATGTTCTTTTGTTGAAAGTGGGTTGTTATTCATAAACATAGAAATGATATTTAAGTTTTTAATGACTTTGCTTATGACTTTGTTTAATTCTGGGTCTATATTGTGGTATTGAAGGAAATCAAAGGTTTTGTGAATAACCAACAACTGAACATAAAAGCTTCTTAAATAGTAATGAGTTGAGTTGTTACTTTTTATTAAATCGAGTTTAAATATTGGATCAGCTGCTATTCTAATGAATGAGATATTTTCTATAAGTTTTTTTGTTGGTGATTTACTGTTGTTGAATTGATCAATATAAGCTTTTAGTTCTTTCTTAAGAATTGTAATAGTCGCTTGATTAATACTGAAATTTAAATCACCATCTATTGAGTTTTTGAAAAATTGGTTATAAATGATGTCCGAGTTAATATCATACATGTTTGTAGATGGCTTTATCCATTCTTGAAACCAATTTGTAAACTCTTCTTTGTGTTTGAAATAATTAGTAATTCTTACAGATTCATGACTAATTCTTAAATTGTCACTATACTGTTTTGATCTATGAATTAACCCTATAAATCCGTTTATTGGGATTAGCAATGCTAACACTTTCAAAGGAATTTGAAATTCTTGAAAGGCAAATTCAAAGCATGTTTTTGAAAAACAACTATCGTAGTAATAATCATTGCTCAATAGGTATGAAATAAAGATGAAACCCACGAATAACATTATTGCTATGTTCCAAAAGTAAAAAACCTTTGTTCGATAAAAAGGTTTATGCTGGTCACTAGTTTGAAGAGGAATTTGTTGTGGTTTTGTTATTTTTAATTTATCCATAATCTTTTTATTCAAACTTAAATAAACCCCCGGCGAGCCCTTCGACCGGAGGTTTAAAAATAACAATTAGTTCTAAGCTCTGAAAGTAAAAGGCAGAAATTACAAGTGGCAAATAGTTCAGCACTATTTACAATTTGTTGTATTTTGTGATAAAATTATATAACTTTTCTTATTGCTGTTCGTGTGAAATTGTATATATTTTGGCATGCAAAAGGAGCAAAAAACTGTAACAATATCCATCAAACCCCATTTAAAGAAATTTCTTTTGAATAGATTCAAACAAAAAGAAGGGCCTATTGATGTGACAATGAATAATTTTCTTTCTGAGCTTATTCATGACATCTGGAGGGATGGTAGAAGAAAGGTAAATGGAAATGATGCGTATACCGATTGTATAGAAATAAGAGTAACCCAATTTTTTGAACGCAGGTCATTAACCCCTTATCAACTAAGCCGATTGAATCTAAAACTGGATAAAATGTTTCGGGAGTGTATGTACATTTGGATTGAGTCTCAAAGAAATATAGGTGTGCCAGCTTATAAAGCTTCTGAAGGATTTTTAAAGTACATGGGCATTAAAGAGTCGGAGTATTCCAAAGAAACGGCCTACCGGTCTTGGAGCAGGTACATCAACAAAGAGTACCACAGAAATAGAGCAGCATAAAATAACAGTCTAACTTTTGTCATAAAACAGTCTAACTTTTGTCCTAAGCCTTTTTTTGCAATTTTAGACGCTAAAATATGCCCTTCAGTTTGATAATTAATGAATCTCCAGAACTTCAAAATGGAGTCCTTTTTTTGTGTCCTAATAAAAAAGGGAAGGCATTAGCAATTTTGTTGTGTGAGTTACTTAAAAACAATCAACCGTATTGCCTATAATTTTGGGGGAGTGCTTGAAGTGCAAATTGCCAGGGCAGCGGATGTTCTGGAATGGCCAGAACTAAAAGGAGATACTTGGTATGGTAATATTGAGTTTAAGGCAGGTGCTGGTTTTGTAAAATGGTATACTACTGCAAATGAAAATGTTTTTAGGTACAGAAGCCGAACCACCATAGAGGGTACTTTGTACAAAGGGGCGTTTAAAGTAGTAGTGCCATCAGACCGCAAAGAAATTGAAGAAATGCTTCATTTGGCCTCAGATGATGAATTGATCATTTTATACAAAAATGCCAATGGGTTAATAAAAATTTTTGGTAGCCCTACTTTTCCAGTTCAGCTTCAAGTCTCACACTCCACGAAACGAGGTTTTGGATCTCGGAACCAATACGAATGTTCATTTTACTACGATGGACCTTTAAACAACTTCTTTTACGATGGATCGGTTCAAACCGCTCCTGGTACGGCACCGGCAATTGTTCGCTGGGCAGATGGTACCATGATTTCCAGTTTGCAACCTGGTCAGGTTCTGGAGGTAGACAGCAATTTCACACACGATTTTGAAATAATTAGCCAATGACACCTGAAGCTCTCAAAACATTAGCCATTCAATTGTTAACTAGAAATGGTTCTGACCGTGTGGATGATCAGGATATATTGACGGTGATAAGTGAAATAATTGATCAACTAGGTGCTTCTAAGTTTGAAGGGCTTTTTAATGATTGGCTGAGCAATCAAAGTTATGATATTGATCATTACTCTACATTCTTGAATAGGATTTGGAAAAGCAAGACAAATGCAAACTTAGGTAATGAACCACCATCAAGTACATCGGTGAATGAAAACACCCATTGGGTTGAAGTTTCATCGGCGTCTTCCAATCCTGTGAATGAGTGGAAGCCAGGTTTGTTTGGTTCTGGACTCATTATGGTATTTTGGAATGATAATTTGTACAAGCTAACCATTGGATCCAGGCCTTTTGAAAGTGTTGATATTGATACGGAAATAACAGACGGTAAATGGCAACTTTTATTTGATGGTCAATTTGCAAAATCAAGTGATGTTGGAGACAAAACAAGTTTATTAACCACTGATAAGACTACCCTGGTTGCTGCCATCAATGAACTACAGGCTTTAATTCAAGCCATAGGGGGGGTGAGCGCAAAAGCGACTAACATTGCAGACCGAGACACTAAAAAACCTGCACTATCGGACAATCAAAACATCTATGTAGAAGATGCCAGCGCAGATGCTACGGTTACTACAGGGTGGGCCATTTACAAATACCTTGAATCCTTAGATGACTTCATAAAGATTATTGAACAAGAAAGTGTTGATTTAGACCTTTCAACAAAATTTGGTACAGAAGGTGGTACCAAAAACATGTTGGCCGCACTGATTCTTAGTTATGGCGATTCTACTGCCACATTTAGTGAACAATTAATCAATTTCGCTTATCTCAATAATGCCCTAGAGGTCGGGTTGGAAGGGGTGAAAGTGAAACTGGGAGCCACTGAATACTTTATAATAAAGAACTTAAAGGAACGCAATATAGAGGACGATCCTAGAGTATTGGTGGCCTTTCCTCCTACTCCAGAAAATGAATCTTCCATTGGGTTTAGGGACTTATCGGTTTTACCATGGAAATCAAAAAAACGAAACAAAACAGTCCCTGGCACATCTTATGAAATCATTGAATCGGATTTAAATGTACTCCTATTTTTTACAGCAGCGACAGATGTTACAATTTCCTACCATACTGATTTAACCGATGGTTTTAACTGTGAATTGGTTCAGAATGGTGCAGGCCAAATTATTTTACCAGCAGCAACTGAAAGTGATGGTAAAAAGTCAGCTAAACAAAAACAAGCCATTGGGATAACCAAGGCAGGTACAAACGTATGGGCATTTGGAAATTTAACTGATTGATCATGCTGTTAGGAATCCTACAACAACAAGCCCGAAATGCTTTGATACCAACACCCGGTATTGTAAAGAACATTGAACTATCCAATGTTTCAAAAACTCAAAGAATTGGTCAGGCTTTTAGTTTGTCAAATTTAATAACTGGTGCCACTTCTTATTCATGGGAAATAACAGATTCTAATACGGGTGCTGCAGTAGCCAATTCCACAGCACCAACCCCTTCATTTACAATTAACACTTATGGGCAATATGATATTAAGTGCATTGCCATTGGCATCAATTCTTTGGAACGCCATTTCAGAAGGGCCATTACGGTTTTGCCTGTTGTTGTAGATGAAGCTTCATGTGATTTGGTATTGGATTTAACAGCGATGTCGGACGGAAGTTACAACCATACGGATCCAAGGTTTGATCATACAAGGGCAAGTGGAGCAGGGTTTGCCAATGTTACTTTGGATTTTCATGGCACTATTCGTAATGGTTTTAAGATTGGAGTAAAAGGCTCTTTTAACGGGCATTTTCAAATAAGAAACTTGGTTGGTGATAGTACCGATGAAAGTACCATGGTCCACTTCTTTGCCCTTGAAAAATGTTACCTCAATGCCACTATGGATGCATTGCCCTATTGTATGCAAATGTATGGAGGTAACCAACATATTATATGGGATGGAGCCAGTGTAAACAATGAGCAGTATGGGTTTGAGTTAACAGGAAATGCAAATGTTTCAGGTCAATGTTTCTTTGTAACCAGCAGTTTCAATAGAAACATGATTTGTACTGGTTTCCATATGAATGGAAATCGAGGAACTGCAACCGGTGGTTCATCTTGGCAAGTGCAGGCTACTCATTCAGCAACGTGTAATGCTTCTAATCATGACTTTGAAAGATTGTGGATGTATGGCAATTACATCTATAATTCAAAACAAGAAGGGGCTTATTTCTTATACTTTACCGATGCAGTGCAAACCAGTGGTTTTAGACCCTACAGGTGTGCAACTGCACATTTTTATCACAACACCATTATTGATGCTGGCCGTGATGGTTTACAAGTGGCCAGTTGTGATTGGTTGGAAATCCATGACAATTACATCGATAATATTGCCATTAACAATGAAAGCAGCCATAATGCAGCCATTAGTTACAATGATGGCAATATTGATGCCTACATCTATAGAAACATAATAAAAAATGCACCGCAATTTATTGCAGGCCAAACGGGTAATACCGGTGGTGTGATGCGAGCCTATTGCAACCAATTTTATCAGGGCAACCCGGTAGCCTCTATTCCGAACCAATTTAGTTTTAATAAGATTGAAGACACTAACATAACCGCTGATTTTGATGTTTTTTATAACACGATTTGGTGTCAAAACATCCCGTATTGCCTTCAACATGACAACTTGCCTGAAGATGCTTCAATAGATTTCACACTTGCTGGAAACGCAATTATGAAAGGAAGTGCTGATGAAAGCCCTTGGCCAGAACTTAGAGACTTAGGTGTACCAGCTGATACCACAGCATGGTTAATTGACAATAGTGTAGTTCAACTAAACGAATCAGATAGTTACTATTTGGCCGACCCTGAAAGTGGGGATTTTAGAATAGTTGGAAAAACATCGCCCTTGTTTGGTGCTGGGTTCGATATAGAAAACAGGTTTCCGAACCTACCTGGAGGATATTATGACAACCAAGGATTTAAGTTGTTGGTAGACCGTGGTGTCAATGGTATCAATAGAACCAATGGTTGTTTTTCAGGATGGCAACTATGGGATATTCCAGATGACCAGGCACCTAATAATTTGAGCACCAGTGAAATTTCAGTTTCAAGCTATGGTATTAACCTGCAAATTAAAGACGACAAATACACCGATAAGTTTGCCGTGGTTTTGCCTGCTGGATCAGTGCAGCCTAGCCATGCCCAAATTGAATTAGGCCAAGATTCAAATGATATTATTGGAATCACATCGGGTACCGCATCAGGTGTATTAAACACCTTACAATTTGTAGGTTTGAGCAGTGCAAACACTTATGATATTTTTTCTTTTGGTCGTGCTGAAAATGGCCAAACCACGGCAATTATAAAGACAACATCAACCACTGGTGCCGCCGTACCATTTACCTTTTACATCGGGTTTATCGATCCAAGCAATCCAGTAACCGGTGAACAACTTGGTAATTATTGGAACACCATAGATAATATGAGTATTCCAGAAGTAAAACTCGTGAATGTGGTCAATAACTCAAATGAGGGTACGGGCATTCAGTTTGAATTGATCAATGATATGTCTGGTGGAAACTCAGACGGAATAAGCGCCAACACAGGTTATTTCTCAGATTTAAACGGGGAGTTTCCTGCAAATGCCAACAACGACTCGGCTTGGGTTCAAAACATTAACTCTTATACGCCTTGGTTTAAATTAAGCGGGTTGCCTGATGGATTTACTTGGTCTTTAATTGGATGGGGTTCGAGAAATTCTAGTTCAGGCAGAAACTTATTCCTTCAAGTCAATGGAGAGCAAGGTGGCAGTTATGATGCTACTGACAACACACTGTATTCTAACAGATATGAAGCCAATGGAGTCGCGTCCAATGATAGTAATGAATTAATTATTGATGCATATGAAACCAACAACAACGGTTATTTATGCTGGATAAAAGTAGTTGGGGTTCCTGTTTGATTTAATTAAAATTGGATAAATTTTAGCTGTGCGTCCCCAACTCCAATAATATCATTATTTTTTAATTTGCAACTACCATCAATTTCTACTCCATTTAAGTAAGATGAGTTTTTTGAGGTTAAATCTTTATAGTATAATTTATCTCCAATGAAGTAGAATACTCCATGATCTCTAGAAATCTTTTCATCGATAAGTACAATATCGTTATCATTCATTCTCCCAACCGAAACTTTACACATATGAGGAACATAGTATTTCAAATAAACTCCTTTGGGGTATTCAGCTATTATCATTGCAACAGCATATTGTCTGGCAAGTTGTTTTGCTATTTCAGGTTTTTCATAGAGTAATTTTGAATAACTAACTGCAAAATCTTTATTCCAAGTATCTTTAGAATGCTTGTTTTTAGTTTTAAGGATGAAATAATTTGTAACTAATGTGATTATTCCTCCTGAAATTCCTCCTGCCAAAATTGATGTAAGGTTAGGTTCCATGGTAATTTTAGATTTTACATAAAAGTACAAATATTAAAAAGAACAATTTGATGATTCTAACACAATTTGCTGCCCTTTTTTTACGTCCTAAAATAAAAAACCACCTTAATATACATTTGTAACCATGGTTTAAGCACCAAATCAAACATGGTTATGTAATGATCAATACTTTAGTTAAAAATCGCTGGTTAATAGAAGAGAGTGTTGCCAATTCTTATTTGAGGTTTTTGCATCTGAAAGGGCTCGAAACGAATCTAATTGAAGCCCACCCAAAATTAGAGGACCTTCCAGAATTAAAGTACCAATCTAAAGTGTCATGGGATAGAGAGTCTAGATTGCTTGTTGCCACATCCTCTACGAAACAAAATGTAGCCATTATTCCTGTGCAAGGAACCATGACAAAAAGAGGGGACATGTGTAGTTATGGCATGCAAGATCTTTCTGCCATGATTGAGAGGGCCAATGAAGCTGAACACATAGCAGGGATTGTATTTGATGGTGAAACACCAGGAGGGACAGTTGATGGAACACCTCCATTTGGCAATTCAATTAAAAACAGTAAAAAAACCACAGTCTTTTTTGGTGATAACATGGTGGCCAGTGCAGGCTATTGGGCAGCTTCACAGGCTGATTATATCATTGGAAACTCAGAAAATCCGACCTCATTTGGTTCTATTGGCGTTTTATGTATGCATGAATATTGGGGTAAATACATAGAAGAAAACATCGGTGAAATAAAAATCATCAGAGCACCACAATCCAAAGACAAGGCGGTTGTAAATCCAATCGAACCACTTACCGATGAAAACGAAGCATCCATTGTCGAGGACTTGAAGTCCATGTGTGATGAATTTAAGGCCGTGGTACAATCAGGAAGAAATGGAAAACTTAATGCCAGTAAGGAAGATGTTTTCACCGGTAAAATGTACGATGTGAAAGATGCCCTAAAACACGGGTTAATAGATAAAATTGGCACTTTCCAAGATGCAATAGACTTAGCAGCTGGTGGTGCTTCTAATTCCACAACAAACAATATGAAAATTTTAGGTAAAACAATCGGCAAAGCTGCAAAGGCTAAGACCTCGCAGGCCGAAGAGCAACCAGCTGTTGAATCTCAGGATCAACATGAAGCTGAAGAAACATCGGTTGAGGATCAATTGGTCGATGCGCAAACAGAGCTGACCCAAGTGGAGGCTGATAATGCTACTTTGAGGACAGAAAATGAGCAGTTGAGAAATGCAACTGTTAACCAGGCATCAACCATTTCTCAACAGGCTTCCAGAATATCAGAACTTGAAAAAGAATTGGCAGAAGGTGCTGCAGCTGGTGCCACAACTGTGGTTACTGAAAATGATAAGGGGCCAGAGTTTAGTGAAGAAAAAGAGCTGTCTTCATGGGAGCAAAAAGCAGTGAAAAAAGTAAACAATAAGAAATAATGAAAATCTTAAACAAAGTTCTGTCATATGCTTTTATGGCATTTATCGGCCTTCTTGTAGCGCAAGTTTATGCCGTTAACCCATTTATACCAGCATCGGTTTTTATGGGTTTAAAATATGTTGCTTCCAAAGCAAAGCTATTGGAACCTGCATTGTTTTCTGCACTGGATTTAGATGAACTAACATTGAAACTAGGTGATTATCATAGAGAAAATCGCAATAGTCTTACTTCGGAATTGCTATTAAGTGATGACTTTTCGGACAAATTTGAAGTAATGGATGATGTTACGGATGAATTACCACTTCCTAACTTGGCTGTAACTGATTTATTAAAGCCTGCAGATCCAGTGAACTTTAACCCAACATCAAACGCTTTGAAATTTGGTGCCAGAACTTTAAAAGTAAGAGCAGTAAAAATTGATTTACTATTTATCCCACAAGTAATGGAAAAGACTTGGTTGGGTAAAATGAAAAATCCCAATGATCCATTCGATCTTCCTTTTGAAGCTTTTATAATGAATTACATCATGCAAAAGGCTAGAGAGAATTTATTGTTACAAGGTGTTTATTCTGGTGTATACAATGCATCCGGTTCCACGCCAGCTGATACAATGGATGGGTTTAACACTATTGTTGCAACAGATCAAGCCCTAGGTACTCCTAAATTAACACCAGTTACTACCGGGGTAATTACTTCAACCAATGTGATAGATAGTATTGAAGCGGTTTATGATGGGTTTGGTGAGGCATATAAAGGTGTTAAAACTGAAATTAAGGTAAATCCTCAAATATTTGATTGGTACAATAGAAGGTACAGGGCGTTACACGGTGCCAACAACAATTATAATGGGATGAAAACTGGCAGAATTCCATTAGACGGAGCGATGTGTGAAATTGTCCGTGAAGTTGGTTTAGGTGCTTCTCAAAGGACAATAGGAACCATAAAAGAAAATATGGTATATGGTACAGCCTCAGATTCATTTAATATTGACATTCAAAAGTTCAACAGATCAATTAAGATTTTAGGTGATTTCAAAGCTGGCGTTGAGTTCAAAGAATTCCATTCAAACGCATTGGTAATCAACGATCAGTCATAAACTAAATGAAGCACGATTGGCCCCTTCGGGGGCTTTTTTCTAATTAAATCAAAATTGATCATGTCAAATAAAAAGGACCAAAACACAGAGTCACAGGATGAGAATCAAATCAATCTTGAAGAAAGATTGAAAGTGGTAGAAGAAAAAATACCTCAATTGGAGGAAGAAAATGAAGCTTTGAGAAAGGCTTTGTCTGAGGCAAACAACAAAAAGACTTTGGGAGTTGAAGTCAAAGATGAAGAGCCTTATGAATTACCTTCTCAGTCAATATCAGATGAGGATGGTAATGAGTACAAATTCGTAAAAAGGACATTTATTGTTCCTGGATTTGGTAAAATGGAAGCAGATGAAGCTGTGAAAAATGAAGATGTGTGTGCATTTTTAATTGGAAACGGCAGTACTGTTATTGAGTTGGTTAAAAAAGGAAAGAAATAATGCCTCCTTTTCAAGATTTAAAATGGACCCAAGGAAGTGATAACATGGGTGGCCTGGTGGGTGGCATCTTCTACTGTCCAGTAGAGGATATTGATGCCACGCAGTTACCGACCATCGCTGCTGATGGGGTTACTTTAGTAGGTGCTTTTGTACCTGTAGCTACCAAAGGGTTCATAGAAATTTACCATACCAAGGGTACAGGTAAAATAGATGATTCCACCGTTGGAGAACGAGACGGAAGGTCAGCAGAAAATATGATGGAATTTTTCTTTCCAGGATCTAAAAAGGAAGTAGAAGCTTTTAAGAGATTGGCGCGAAATACACCATGCGTTGTGATTGGTAAAGACACGGATGGCAATTTAAGGGTTGTGGGTGTGGCTGTAATTGGTAATAATGTTGTTTTGGATTTACCTGCGTATTTAGAAGCAGCCAATGGCACCACTGGAGCGCAAACGGCCGATAGAAGGGGGACAACATTTCAGTTCAAAGCAGAATCACCGGATGCCCCGTTGTTTTATGATGATGCCATTCCACTCTTACCTTAAAAATTATGTATACAATTAAAGAAAACGCACCAAAAAAGTTCTATCATCCTGCATTTGGGAAACCACTTGAAACATCAAAGTTAACCACTGAGCAAAAAGCAAAATTGGTTAAGGCAAAATGCAGTTGGATTAAAGAAAGTTCAGAAAGGACAAAAAAGAAAGTTTCTTCATAGTGATAGGTTTGTAGTATGTTTGAAAGCGCCTCAAATGAGGCGCTTTTTTTATGTCCTATTTTTAGCGATCGCCAAAACCTAATTTTGAAATTATGATAGTCAAATCAATCAAAAGAAGGTTCCTTTTTAAAAGGATGGCGAAATTATTGCCTTCTAAGCATCGGGTATATTATAAAAAAGGAGTAGTCAAAGGTCATTTTTTTATAGGACATGGATTGACTCACTTTGATAGGACTCCAGTTATTTATTTCAAAGACTATGTAGTACGTTTCTGTGTTAGAGAAGAAATTGATCACTATAAGCGATTGAAAAGAGTTTTTAGAAAAAATGGGAATGATGGTGTGTTGAAATATGTAGTTCCAATGCTTAAGCCTTCAGCCCGTCAATGGTTCAAAAATTATTTGGAAACAATATGAAAGTTAATGTTGCTGAAACTTTAGCAAGACTTGAAAAAAACAAGCATAAGGCAAGACCTTTACCTAAAGTGACAATAATTCAGGAGAAAACTCCTACAACAAAAGAATTATTAGACGAATTTTATGAGCTAAAAGAAAAGTATCAATCTAATGACAATATAGAAGACCAACGCCATGGTTATAACAATCCATTAATTCAAGAACTCGAATCCGAACTTTCAACTATAAAAGTTCAAAGGGCAAAATTGTCTACAGCAATTTCAAAAATGGTCAATTCTGGTTCGAGTAAAAATGAATTGGGCCAATTGCATACTAAAATTGCTTGTTTCAAAAAACCTATCCAGGAAGCCTATGATAAGTTGGAATATGTAAAAAAGCATGGAGAGCTACCAAAGAAAAAAGTAACATCAGAATCCGAGCTTCAATTGAAGGACAAAAAAAGGAAGCTGGTGGATCTTAGAAGCAAACTCAAAAAGAAACTGCAAATGGCTGAAGGAAAAGGAAATGGTAACTCCAAAGTGTTGGAATGGGAGCAAAGTTTGGATAGAGCAGAATTAGAATATAAAGAGGTTGAACAGAAATTAGCTGAAATTAATGAAGGATAAGCGACTGGCCAAAAGGAAATCAGATACCCATTTGGATAGGATCTATAAATTCTATTTTGAGGAAAAATCACGTGTAGAACTTAGCCCACATGAAATCACTTTAAAAACAAGGTGGTCGAACATATGGAAACTCATAACAGGCAAAATTCTATCTGAAAGAAATGCAGTGAAAATGCAGATGAAAGAATATGGGGTGTCTGAAAAAACGGCATATGCAGATCTGTCCAATGCTAAAAGCTTGTTTGGAGATCCTAAAGAAGGGGAGAAGGAAATTAAAATTGCCATTGCAACGGAGTGGATTGTTAAGCTTCTTAGAAAAGCAGAAAAAGCTGCAGACTTCAAAGCAGCTGAAAAGTTGATTCTAAGGTATACCAAATTGCACCGGTTGGATGAAGACAACAACCCATTAATGGAGTTGTTGAAAAAACAGAGACCAGCACAAATTATATTCAATGCAGATCCAGCAACCTTAGAGAAACAGGCTGCAGAACTTATGGCTGATATTGAGGATGTGGATTATGAGGATATGAGTGATGAAGATTAATCCAGTAAAAAAGGAGTTCTATTTAAACCCAATAGCTCAAATTTATTTAAAGGCCAATCAGTTAATCAAAGTACTGATTGCCGGCCGTGGTTTTGGAAAATCATTCATCAATGGAATTTCCATTTTGATGAAAGTAGCTTCATTACCACGTAGTAAAGGAATTTTTTTAGGAGCAACTTATACTCAGATTTTAACCAATACTCTAGTGCCTATGAAGGCAGCATGGAACTGGTTTGGCTATGATGAAGGCATTGATTATGTTGTGGGAAAGCGACCTCCCAAACACTTTAAAAAACCATACCACCAACCTGATAGATACGAAAATGTAATTACTTTTTGGAATGGGACTACGGTAATTCTAGGGTCTATGGACCGGCCACAATTGTTGCGTGGTGGTTCCAATGATTGGGTAATTGTGGATGAAGCTTTGTTGATTAAAAAAGAAGACTATGATCAAATAATAGTACCATCCATTCGGGGCACCCACCCAGTATTCAAAAACAAATCTGGTCACCTTAGTGAAGAGTTTACATCTTCTATGCCCTATGGTAGTAGGGGCACCTGGTTGTTGGAAAAAGAGTTGGAAAGCAAAGATCCTAAAATGGACACTTTTTTCATTAAGGGTACGAGTTGGCACAACAGGGTTGTGTTGTCTGATAAGGTAATAAAAAAGTGGAAAAGAACTTTGACCCCAATCATGTACATGATCGAGGTAATGTCTGAACTGGTCCGTCAATTTGGAGATGTGTTTTATCCTTCATTGCGGGACCATCATTGGGAGTCCAATACCTATAACTACAATTACATTGATAAATTAGGTTTAGAAGCAGAAAAAAAAGAAAAGGATAGCCGGTGGGACAAAGATTGTGACCCCCATTTACCCCTGATTATAAGCCATGATTGGGGTGCTTTTAATTGCATAACAATAGACCAAGAAGATGAAAAGAATAACAAGGTTCGGTTCATCAATTGTATGCATGTGAGCCATCCTGAAATTATAGATGATTTGGCCATTAAATTTGTCAATTACTATGAACATCATAAAAAGAAAATAGTGCATCAGTTTGGTGACAAATCAGGCAACAAGAAAGAAGCCAACGCCAAACAAACATTTTTTAAACAGTTTGCATCTATACTAAGAAAACATGGTTGGCGAGTAATCCAAATGAAATCTGGGGATGTAGCCCATTTGTCAAGGCATGAGTTCATATCTAAAATGCACAAGGGATCAGACGATCGCCTACCTACTGTTGTACATAATGATAACAATTGTAAGAGTTTGCGAGTAGCGTTGGAGCATGCGAGGATGAAAAATGACAAGAAAGACAAGTCATCAGAGAACAATGATGCCATTGCTCAGAACCATGCTACCCACTATACAGATGCCTATGATTATCGCCTGTATCATGGCTTTAAGGCACGCATCAAAGAAAATACTTTCAAGTCGGAAGTAAGCTTCAGCAAAGATTGATTCACATATCCTTTCAAATTCTATTGAGCGATCGCCTTTATGTTAATGCGCGCGGGAATGCCGTGTCAGAAATTTCATAATAAAACTTCACTTTGAAAATTAAGTGGTTGATGTATAGGGCTTTGTGTGTGTGGAATTTACAATCTACTGCATTGGGTTATTGTCCTAATATAATTTAGATCAAGTACCGATCATTGTATTATGAGAATAGACATTGGTACAGCACTTAAAAAACTGGCTGATACATATGATGAGCAGACAAATGAAGTGAAAACTTTTGGCATAAGGTTTTTAAAACAGGGTGGTGAAAAACGTGAGTTTAGCGCATGTAGAAAAAATGTAAAGCTTCCGTCTATTAAGTACGATCATCAAAAAGCGGATCCTAAAAGTAAAGGAATGTACAACTTAAAGTACAATGGTGTGATCATGTTGTTTGATGAAGACGACCAGCAACCCAAGAATGTGCCTGTTTCAATGATCTATCAATTCAAAGATTTTAAATCAAACACCTGGTTAGACGTATTTCATTGATGGTAGAAGCAATTAACAAAAGTATTTCCTTTGGCGCAGCATCTGGTGCAATTATTGAAACTACAAAAAGAGAAATTGAGCCGGACACACATCAGAAGTTAACAACTCGGAAATGGACCATTTGGGGAAAAGACAATAATTACCCCCAAAAAATCATTGATGCCAATATGCAAGAAGGGGCCAGTGCCGGTGCCTTGCTTTTTAAGCGCAAAGCCCATTATGGTGCAGGGTTGATGTATTACAAAAAATCCATTGAAGGTGAAAAGGAAGTTATTACCCCTATTCTGTTTGATGACCTACCAGTAGAAATGCAAGACTTTCATTTCAACAATGATTTGGAAAACTTTGCCCAAGGACTGGCCTCTGATTTCGAATGGTGGAACATGTGCCATGTGCAGTACCTGGTCAATAGAAAAAGAGATAAAATTGTAGGAGTCAATTGGATAAGAACCAAAGACCAAAGACCAGAAAAAAGGGATCGTAATACAGGTAAAGTAAACAAATACTATCTATCTGGCCATTGGCCAATGCCGCAACAAAATGAGGTAAGACCAATATCCTCTTTTGATAAAAGGCACCCTTTTAAATTTCCCAATGCCATTTATAGACATTCCTTTTTGTCTATCGATAAAGATTATTTTATTACTCCTGAATGGCAATCGAACCAAAGGTGGTTGACTGTGGCAGCAAAAATACCCAAGTGGATCAATGCCAACATTGACAACTCAGTTAATATCAAATACCACGTTGAGATACCTGAAGAATATTTCATTTCGCTTTATCCAGAAACCAATTATGAATCAAATGAAAAGTGTTTGGAAGCAAGGAAAGCAGCAGAAGAGGCGGTCAAGAAAAAGATAGATGAAGTTTTGGCAGGTGCAGAAAATGCAAGTAAGATTTTCTATACCAAGTTTGCACTGGATGAAGATGGTAAACCAATGCCCGGTTGGAAGATCCATGAATTAAAAAATGACATCAAGGATGCTGCATGGCTAAATGCCTATGGCACAGCTGCAGCAGCAATTTGTACTGCACACAGCGTACCACCTTCATTGGCTGGTCTAATTTTGTCTAATGGTCTGGGTACTGGTTCGGCCAGTGATGTGCGGGAGCAATTCAATTACTACTTACAATTAAATACAGTTATTCCAAGACAAACAACTTTAGAATGGTTTGATATAGTGAAGCGTGCCAACAAATGGGATAGGTCCATTCATTTGGGATATAAAAATATAATACTGCAAAGTATGAACGAAAATAAATCAGGCTTTGCACTCCAGTCGGAGCCCAACCCAACAACAGCATCCAAATGAAAGTATTGATTAACACCATCGAGGAATTAAAAAACTATGTAGCAGTAGATTCTAACTCTGATATAAAGCTTTTTAAGCCATTTATTGAACAGTGCCAGGAAGATTATATTTTACCATTGCTTGGAAGTGCATTTCTTGAAGAAATTCAGAATGATTATGACGGGGCTTTGGGTGTGGTGGATGCAATGAGCAATGCCAATCAAGATGTGATATTGAAAATTCAAAGGGCATTGGCCAACTATGCTATGTTTGAAGGAATACCACAGTTTGGAAGTGAGATTGGCAACTTGGGTATAAACGTTGAAAGAACAGATAATGGAGAACCGGCACCACGTTGGAAGATTGAAAAGCTCCAATTGTCACACTTAAAAACAGCGGACAAAGAAGCGGATAAACTACTGGCCTTTTTAGAAAAAAATGCCCAGCCTTCAGGAGACTATGAGTTGTGGTACAATTCAAATGCCAATACTTTCCTAACTGGGGCTATCGTTCGCAATGCTGCAATTGCAAGCCAGTTCATTAACAATGGCATTAGCAGAAGGTTGTTCCTTAAAATGAAGCCTCAAATACAGCGCATTGAGTCCAAAAGGCTAAAGAAGTATGTGTGCACGGACCAGTTGAATGAATTATTAGATCAGGTTAAGAACCAATCATTGACAGTTAATAATCAATTATTAATTGATCAAATGGCTCCAGTGGTAGCCAAGATGGCTTTGTACCAATCGTTGCCTTTTATTCAAGTAGGTATTTCTGAAAATGGAATTACAGTGCAAAGTTCAAGCGATGGAGTGGTAAGCAATGCTAAAGCAGGCCCTACAGAGGTGAAGGCATTACAGGACACTTTAAAAAAGGACCCAACAGGGTATGAAGCTGACATTGATGAATTGGTCCAATTTATAGATGACAATATTTCGAACTACCCTCTAATAGCAAATTCAGAGTGTTATCAAACAACGAGGACCAGCACTACTATGAAGGCTTACACAGTAGATAATGATATTTCTAATAAACACTTTTCAGTATAATGGCACATCACACATCAGAATTCGGAGGTAAAATATTAGGGGCAGTTATAGGCTTTTTTACTGCTTGGTTTAAGCATATTAATTCAGGGGAAATCTTTGAAACTATTGTTTTGGCTATTTTCGGTGCTGCTTTTGGCTGGTTTACCACTCAATTATTGAATTACATAAAACGGAAATTTTTCATCAAAAAACCAAAGGACCATGAAAAAGCTTAAGTATTTAATATTGCATTGTACGGACACCCCTGAAGGTAGAAATGTTACTAAAAAAGATATTGAACAATGGCATTTGAAAGGCCGTGGTTGGTCTCGATTGGGGTATTCTGATATGATCGATGCCCATGGTAACTTGATTAGTTTAACGGAATTCGACCAGGACCAATATGTGGACAATTCTGAAATGACTTGGGGTGCTAAAGGAATCAATAGTTTGAGCAGACATTTTGTTTATGCCGGTGGCAAAGGGAGAAATGGAAAACCTTTTGATACCAGGAGCCAAAGACAAAAAGAGGCCATGGCTATTTATGTGTACTTCACTATTTTAAGACATCCTAATATTTTAATTGGTGGACACAATCAGTTTTCTTCAAAGGCCTGTCCAAGCTTTGATGTACCTGTATGGTTGGAATCCATTGGAGTGAATTCAAAGAATATATATTATGGGAAAACAGCCTAAAGAAAAAAAGAAATTTAAAGACACTGGCTTTGGTAAATTTTTATCTAAAGCAGGTAAATTAGTCCCCCATATCGTTGAGGGAGCAGCTAAATTGGCCACTACCGGCAACCCTATTCAAGCCATATCTGTGGTACGGGATGCCCTTGAAAAGAAAAAGAATTCTGATACAAGGGCCAACGAGCTCTGGATGGAACTTGATCTTAAAAAGCTAGAGTACGAAAAAGAAATGTACCGCTATGAGGTAGAAGACCGAAAAAGCGCAAGAGACATGTACCAATCCAAAAGTGATATTCAAGACTACTTGGCCAATCGCATTATCAATTGGAACCTTGTATTTATTTTTGCCATCGCAGGGGTGAACATCTACTTTATAAAAATATTGGACTCAACAGCATTGGCCATAGTGAGCAATATTTGTGGTGGTTTGATCACGGCATTGATTCAGGAACGGAATACCGTGATTAACTTTTTCTTTGGTAGTAGTAAGGAGTAATACTTTTATAGCCCTAAGTAGAATAGTAAAAAATATTTTTACACAAATTTGCAACTAAACTGCAATTAAATGACAATTAAAATTGCAATTTATAGGTCAGTTGTCTTAAAATGTATACATTTGTAAAAAGGGTCATGGCTCTTTTTACAAAGAAAACAAGATTAATAAAGATAAAATGAGACCCTCTTCAAAAAACTTAGGGTCCCATCTTTTGTTATTCAATTAGATTGATTAACAAGTTCAGAAATTCTTCTATTGCATTGATTAATCTAAGAATTCTGGTCAATTTTAAAATTACTGAAAAGAACCATTCCCGTGGTTCTTTTCTCTTTTTTACTCCCATTGTATTTGATTTATATTAAACAACTATTAAAATTTTTTTGGAGGGAACTCGTATGAAATTTTAAATCAAATTCAATTGAAACTAAATATTATTAGCAAGATACGAAGTAAATAAAGCAAATAACAGCATTTTTCTACATTGGATATTAAGTTTGGAAATAATAAAAAAAACACTAAGCGAGGGTGTTATTGTCTGATTTTCAGGTAGTTGTAAACATCTGTTAAAACGTCCACTTGATTTAAAAACGGCTAGAATCGGCCATTTTTTTTTTGAAAAAAAATTAACTATTTTTTTCAAGAAGTATTATTTTTTCGATTAAACCGTCCTAAAACCCCACCAACAATTTCTCCAATTTTGAAATGTGAAAACATTCGAGATTGATCAATTATTCCACACTACTTGGGAATCACTTAAACCCTTCCAGGCCATTGCTGTATTAAGGTTAAAAAACCTTATTGCAGCTGGCATCAATTCAGAAGAAAAAGGTCGATTCAAATTTATGTTGTTGGAAATGCTGGCAACAGCAAAAGGCATTCGGTTGCTTCGAAACTTATCGAAGGTTCAAGTGCTCGATATTGTTGAAGACTTATCATTTATAAATGATCTCTGGTACCATTTCCATTTAAAATCAATTGGTGAGTCAAAGTCACCTGAGGAAAAGATGCATGATTGTACTTTTAACCAGTTGGTTTTTGCAGATGCTGCATATTCCAAGTTTGCCATTGCTACCCATCAAAACAACCCAGATGTTAATGACTATCTTAATGAATTGATTGCTGCCCTTTATTGCAAAGGTATTTTCCAACCAGATAATATGGAGCAACATAAAAAGCTGATTGAATCCAAATTGACTTTGGATGAAAAGCTTTTGATTCTCCATACCTATGCCAATATCAGACAATTCATAATTGATCGTTGCCCACACCTGTTTCCTAAACCAAAAATTGATCTTACTGAGGTTGCTGAACCCGTTTATACTGGTGAAATGTGGATGGATTTGAGGTATGATTTGGCCAAATCTTCTGTGTTTTCAGGGTTGGAAGTGGTTAAAAGTGCCAACCTGTATGAGGCATTGGACTATTTAGAAAAAGAATCAAAAGAAAAAGCGCATGAGCCAACTGGAAAATAAAGCGAGCTATAAAGTTTATTTCAACCAAATAGCTAATTCTAATACGGATATTGAGAATTTCCTCTATGCAGATGATCATTCGGTTAAGGATAAAATCAAAGACAAAACAGGATTCACTTTATGGTTGGAACCATTAGAGCCTTCTAATGTATCAAGCAATATAGACAACCACCAAACCCGTAGAAATGCATCACTGAATATAGTGCTGCCTGTGAAAGAATCCAGCCCTACACATTTGCAATTAGAGGAACATGAGGAACAATGTGAAGAGGTGGTGCAAGAAGTTATTTCCAAAATGTTAGAAGACAGTAACCATCATATAATCCATTTGGATATTAATTCAATAAAATTTGGCCCAGGCAACTTTAGTTTTTTGTCTACTCAATATGTAGGGTGCAGGTTGGAGTTTTCATATACCCAAAGTTCTCATTTGACAATTAACCCTTCTAAATGGCAGTAACATGGCAATTCAAATAATAGGCAATAACATAAATGTATATGGAGATGAAGGCCGGTTTGAAACGGACCCTTCTACATGGGGTTTTACTTCGCTTTTGGATTTAACAAGGAGCAGTTCTCAGAAATTTGAAGGCACTTATTCGTTAAAAGGGGTGTCAAATTTGGTTGGAGATTTTACTGCGGATATTTCCAGTTTAGTAGTTGGGAAAGCGCATCTATATGTTGGGAAATTTTATTTGGCCAAAATAAGAGTAAAGACCCTTTCTGGTAAGCCAATAACTACAGATAGTTTGGACGTGTTAAAGTTTAGGTTTGGTTCTATGTTTTCTCAGACCGCTCCCTTATTAGAGGATGAGAATTTAGGTGCAACACTCCAATCCACTATAGATAATTGGGTAGAAATTGTTTTCAAATTTAGGTTGAACCCAGATTCACCAGGACTCGGTTTGCCACCAAGAACGGATGAAGAGGTGTCATTTTCTTTGGGTATAACTCCTGCATCTGGTCCATTAGGAACTTGGGCAAGCAATGGCGAATTGTATGCAGACAAATTTGAAATTTATGAATATGAAGAGGTAGCGGATGTTTGCACTTTGGCCATTGATATACCAAATTCAATAATTACGGACGATTCTGGTGCCAATGATGGTGCTATTCAAGTTGAAGTTACTGGCCAAACAGATCCAGAATATTCGATTGATGGAGGGGCATGGCAATCGTCTAACCAATTTGCAGGGTTGGGCCCTGGGATTTACATGGTGTCTGTTAGGGAAAAAGGGGATCTTACTTGCTTGGTAACACAGGCTTTTTCTATTAACAGTTCCAACCTAACTTTTTCTTTTACAACATTGGTGGTAGATGAAACTGTTTCTGGTTCTAATAATGGAAGCATTGAAATAATTGTTTCGGGTACCGGTGGTCCTTTTACTTATTCCATCGATGGTGGGCAAAATTACAATGGTGGCAATGTGTTTACTGATCTTGGACCAGGATCTTATACAGTGGTTGTGCAAGACACTGCCAACAATAGGTCTAGTGCCATTGTATTGGTGGGAATGGGGCAGGTTGTTTTTGAAAAAGCCTTTTTTAGTAAAAATCACATACCTTTTTCAGTTCCGGCAGGGGCTAATTCAGAAGAGGAAAATTACAAAAGACAAATTGATGTTCGCTTGCAAGAAGGTGATGGAAATTTCACCAATTCCATTTTCAAGGCAGCCAAAGAGCCAATCAATGGCATTTGTCAGTTTAATTTACGGCCAGCCTTTAGGGGGATTTTTGAAATGACCCCACCAAGGTTAGATTTAACGGCATTTGAACCTGTACAGGGTTCTACGGCTACTTATAAAGTGTTTTTTGGTGATACTTATGATTTATTAGAACAGCCTTTGTCATATGAAGAAAGCAATCCTTTTTTAGTTGTATTGGGAGGCATCGATAAACTAAGAGCCAATAAAATTGATTATTTAGGGCAGTACCTTCCAGATAATAAAAAGTTTTTGACATGGTCTCCTTTTGAAAAAACTGTGGATCTGAACCAAACAGAATTTTTAAATTTCTTTGTCTCCGATAGGGCCATTGCTCAACTGAATTTTAATGTAACGGCTTATTTTGATGATGGTACCTCCCAAACTTCTGTACTTTCGAATCAAACAGTAGTCTATGGCGAAATCCATGTTTTACAAGTAGGGCCAACATTTGCTGGGATAGTAAATGTAGATCCATCAAAAACACTAAAGTCTTATAAAGTTTGGTTAACCGATCAAATAAGCAATGTGATCAGCGAAGAAAAGAGTTTTGTTTTGACCAAATTCAAAAGAAGTAGAACCAGGTACTATCTGTTTGTTAATGCATTGGGTGTGTTTGAGGTTTTAAGAACCGTTGGGCACCCTAGCTCAGAATCACGAATCAAAAAAGGATTGTTTCAAAAGTATTTACCTTCAGATTACAATCCATTAGATGGTGAATTTGAATCTGGTTTGGCTACAAAAAGTGTAGTAACAAAAAATAGCACGGGGCACTTTTCAGGAGCCTATGCCAAAAAATGGCAATCATGGATGCATCAGTTGGCATTAAGTCCAAAGGTATTCGATATTACAGACGGCCAGCACATACCGGTTACAATAAAAATGGATAAGGTGGTAAGCGATCCAGGTAAGTCAAAAATTTACTTTCAAAGGTTTGATGCCATCCATGCATATACAGACGAAAACTTTACACCAGAAGTATTATGATAGGTATTGAAGTAAACGGTGAGTTTTTAGACTTGTACCCGGACACAAAAGTTACGTTAAAATGGAGAAATCCAATTTTTGCGGATGATGGAATAATCCCTGGAAGCTATTCTTTGCCATTTAATATTCCAGGAGGCGATGAAAGCCCATACAATGCCAGGATACTCCATAATCCTGAAATTGTTGAAGCAGTCAATGATAAATTTGAAGTAGAAGCAAAACTATACTATGACCAAAATGTATATCGAGTGGGCATTTTATCATACAAGCAAGGTACACCTACCAAATACAATTCGAACTTTAAATTTGGAACCGCAACCATTTCAGAGAACTTCAAGTCAAAATTAATAAGTGAAGTTGCAACCAAACAATACAACATTCCTACTCCGAACTTGGTTAAAAAAGTGTTTGTTAAACCGAGTGCAACAGGTTCTTCGCCCTATAGTCTAAGTATTAATGGTGAACTAATGGAAGGAGCTACTTTACAAGAATTAGCCACAGCCATAAATGGTGCCGATTTTGACACACCCGTTACAGCCAATTATGCCAGTTTGGGCAATACTCCAGTAGGAATAGCTGCACCTTTTATCGAAATTATGCCCTCCAGTAATGCCAACGATTGGAACACCGACTTTCATGTCGATGCTGTTAACAATCCTACTGATTGGTACTGTGAGCCAGTAGATGTGAGGCCCTATCAAGATGGTATAAAAGCATTTTTGGAACCCTATTTTGATGAAACAACCTCAGATCAAGATATTGTGTTTCCCTTTTTGATCAACCACAACCAATACGATGAATATGGCGGTGTTTTTTCTAAAGGGGTAAAGGACTATCCTGTTATCAATCCAAGTATTCTAATTTCTTCAGGTGTTTGGTGGTACAATGCCAATTCATTGCACTATGCTTCAATCACTGATTTTAAGACAGCCAGAGTGAAAAACATGTCCAGCTATCAACCATTTGTAAAGTTGCGGTTTGTGCTGGATAAGATAAGTGAGTATTTTGGTTTTACATACAAAGGGGACTTTTATGACCATCCAGATGTACAGAATATGGTGTTTTATAATACTACAACGCTGGATATTAAAAAGTCATTTATAACCAACAAAGAGTTTATACTCCCCAAAAACAACTTTAATACAGCCGATCATTTACCAGAAATGAAGGTGGTGGATTTATTCAAAGAGTTACAAAAAACATTGAATTTGGCGGTATACTTTGACAATGGTGGCAAAACGTTGGTTCTGAAATTTAGAGACCCCATTATGCGCAACAAAACATCCATAGACTTTACAAAACTGGTGAGTCCATTACAATCTTTTGAGGATAAAAGGGTGTCAGGGGTGAAATTAAAAGCGGAAGTCGATGAGGAAGATAAATACTCAGATACCAATCAATATTTGACCGGTGAGAGCGATGATTATCCAATAATTTCCAAGGTGTCCGGATTGTCAAAAATGGGGTATGCTTATATTTCAGGGGTTGTTACCTTGGGAACTGGAGGCATTGGTCATTCGGGAGAAAGTTGTTATGGGCCAATTGTAAAACAAGAGGAAGGTGCTGAATTTACACCGAGGTTGTTTTTTTATTCTGGAATAAAATCCAACGGCAGTATTAATTATCCGTCTGCCGATATGGTTGGTCAAAGTTTTGATATGAGATTTGAAAACTTAGCAGAAACATTATGGTCCCAATATTTGCGTTTTCTTTTGAGCAGAAAGGAGTATAGGTATAAGGGTAAAATGGAATTTAGGGATATTAACATGCTTGATTTCGAATCTAAGATTGAAGTGGATGGAGTAAAGTACTTGGTCAATGATTTGACCGTAACTCTAACGATGCAAAAGATACAAGTATCAAAAATGGGCCTTATCACGTCCTAAAATATTCTTTCCTATTCTGTGACATTTGTGCTATGTCAATTCCAGTTAATATTCAAGAAACGCTAAATGATCAGGCCAGAGAATTTGCACTGTACTTGTATAAAAAGCTTCATAAGGAGTTGAAAAAGAATAAAAATAGGAATTCTGATGATTTATTGAATTCACTAAAAGTTACATATTCCAAAACAACTGCTTCCAACCTTCCAGTATTCAAAGTAGAATATGCCAAGCATGGAAAGTTTATTGATACAAAAAAGCTATACTGGAGGGATTTACCACCGGTTGAAGAACTGATTAATTGGATAAAAACCAAAGGCCAATCAAGGTTCAAACATGTGCCTGGTTATATCAATGCATCCCCAACCAATAGGTTTAAAGCAGTAGAGCGAATTGCATGGGCCATTGTGAAAAAAAAGCATTTTGATTTTAAACACCGTCAAAAGAAATGGAAAAAAGACAATTTGAATATTGCCATTTCCTATTTGAACCACATTGTAGCAGAACAATTCGCACAATTCGCAGCTGAAGCAGTAGTAAAACCCCTTAATGATTAGATATGGCAGTAAGAGAAAAGGCGCAGGTAGAAATTGTATTGAGCAATGGAAAAAAGGCTGGGCAAACCATCAATGAATTGACCGCTTCTAGTGTAAAGCTTAATAGAGAGCTAAGAAAACTTAAGCCCGGTACCGAAGAATTCACTTCAAAAAGTAAGGACTTGAATAAAGTTAAAGGGCGATTGACCGAAGTAAGAGAAGAAATGAAAGGGGTGGGAGAAGAGCAAAATTCCATTACGGCAATGTTTGCTGATTACATCCCATTTTCTGGTCAGTTACAAAAAGTAATTGGCAACCTGAAAGGAATTACTGGTGGCTTCAAGACAATGAGAATGGCACTTATTTCCACTGGATTAGGGGCCTTAGTGGTTTTGATAGGTTCCTTGATTGCCTATTTCATGGAGTTTCAGGAAGGGATTGATATTGTAAATGAAGTTATGGCAGGGTTGGGTGCAGTAGTAAATGAATTGTTGGGAAGGCTTGCAAGGCTGGGCAAAGGGCTTTGGCAAATCTTAAACGGAAATTTTTCAGAAGGTGTAAAAGAACTAACAGCCTCTTTTGATGATTTGGGAGAATCAATCAAACATGCGTTTAATGAAGGCAGGGACATTGCCAAAACAAGGAAGGAACTTGAAAGGCTACGCAGAAGCCAAGAAGTGTATATGGAAACGCTCAATGCCATTGCCGATCGCAACAGAGCCATTGCCGATGATGCTACCAGAAGTTTCAAAGAAAGGGAAGCTGCTGCCAGAAAAGTTAGGTCAACATCCGAGGAAGCTGCAAAAATCAATGCTAGTTTGGCTAAAAAGGAATTGGATTTGGTCAACAGAGAAGTGGCCTTGAAAAAGAAATCTGGAACCATAAAAGATGAATTATGGCAGAAACAAGCGGATGCCATGAAAGCCCAAATACAGGCTGAAAGCGAATACCATATGGTGTTTTTAGATAATGAAAAACAGCGTAGGGAATTGAAGCAAGATCGACTTGAAAAGGATTTAGACATTTTGATCGATGGGTTTGATAACTATAAAACCATCAATGAAAAGATCATTGCCAGTGATAAATACACCATTGAACAACGGATGGCAAAACTGAATGAATTGAAAACATTGTCTACTGAGTCATTTGAAAAACAAATTGAAACCATACAGAAGTTCACAGGGAAAGCCCTCAACGCCAATGATTTGTTGGCTACTTCTGATGCACGATTGTTAAATGAAAAAATCAGAAACCTAGAATTATCAGAAATTATTGAAGGCAGATTATTGGAAGTAATTCGTGAAAGGAGGTTGGCCACTTCCGATCTGGCAGAGGCTGAAACGGAATTGAATGATGAAAAAGAACGTTTGGCCCAAGAAGAATTGAAAAGGCAGCATGATTTGCAGTTGGAAGGTTTTGAAGCCAAAAAACTCATGGCCGAAGAAAAATTCATTGAAGAGGTAATTACTTCAGAAGAATATGCAGAGGAATTATATGAGCTCAAAAAGAAGCAGTTGAAATTGCAGCTTGATTTTGTTCGATTGACTTATGGTGAAGAATCATTGGAGTACCAAAAAATGATCAATGAGAAAAAACGATTGGATCTGGAATGGTTGAGACATAAAAAGGAAAAGAACAAAGAGGAATCAAAACTGTCTGAAGCCAGAGAAAAATTTGAATGGGACCTTTTAAAAGCCCGGCAATACAAAATAAGAGAATCAGTCCGCTTCGCTGGTGAAATGATTGCCAGGGGCATCAAAGATGAAAAGAAAGCAAGGGCAGTTAGGAAAGCATTTGCTATTGCTGATATTGGCATCAACTTGCAGCAAGAATTGGCACATAATGCTAAAAATGCAGCAGCAAGTCCACTAAATAGTACAGCAGTCGGGGCAGCAATTGTTGCTGCACGATTATCAGTTCAAAATACCATGTCTTTATTTCGTGCAGGAATTGCTACAGTCCGTGTAGCTGCATTTAAAAAAGGTGGAATACTAAAAGGTAAAAGACATCATTCCGGTGGTATTCCTGGAGTAGTAGCCAGCACTGGTGAGCCAATAGAAATGGAGGACAATGAAATTATACTGAACAGGAACGTTGGTTTGTCTCTAGAAGGCCGACAAATGGCTAGTGATTTGAATGTAGCCTATGGAGGCAGAAAGTTTGAAAGCGGTGGCCCAATTAACCCATTGGCTTCCAGTACCAATCGTGGGCCATTAAGAAGGGGGGAAGAAAATCAACCAGCCAATACCAATGAAGAATTGATGCAATTGCGGTCAGACTTTAATAGATACGCCAATAAAATTGATTCCTGGGCACGCAATTTATCTGTAAACAACAACCTTCAGGAAACAGAGGAAGGATTGGCTGTGCTTAATAATTTACGGGATGAGGTGGATGTTTAGGGGTTATTGATTAATTTTATTAAAAAACCTACTTTTAGTAATGGATGTTATAGAGCACGAATTTTTACCTCCTTTTTCTTATTCGAATGATTTTTACCACAGCTTAAAGAATAAATTTGAAAAATTTAATTCCTATTTAATTGATAGTACTGATTTAGAAAAAGATGATAATTCTGAATTGAACGAACTAAAGTCGTGCCAGGGCAAAATACTAAAGGTCATTTCATTATACTTTGAAGGGAATTTATTGAAGGCATTTGAATGTTTTCAAGATTTAATGGATGTTCATTTTTTTAATATCGTTGGAGAGGACAAAACTATTGAGAAAGGAAGTGTTTTTTTTAGAATCCGAAAAATGGATAGTTCATTTCTGGATGATAAGATGGAACTTTTTCATATCCCCTTTCAAAAAAGGAGTAAGGTTTCAAATCAAAGGTTCAGTTTAGTTGGGTTTCCCTGTTTGTATCTAGGTGATAGTCTCTATGTTTGTTGGGAGGAATTGAATCGACCAAAATCGAATGAATTTTTAGCAAGTAAATTAGAATACAATAAACCTAGAAAAAAACTAAGGTTAATTGATATAAGATTGGATCAAATGTATGATTTTGATTGTTTTATAAAAGAAAATAATGATATAAATATTATCAATTGCCTGCATTGGTCCCTTGTTGCTGCATGCTCATATATTGTGAAAGATAAAAATGACCCATTTAAACCTGAATATATTATACCGCAAATATTGTTACAATGGGTTATAAATATGAATAATGAACGCGATGAAAATAGACCTATTATTGATGGAATAGTCTATACTTCGTCAAAAGTTAAGATCAATGGACATAGGAATGTAGGGGCCGTTAATAATTATGTAATACCAGTAAAAAGTATTAAAACAAGAGGGTACTGTCAAGAGCTTCAAAAAATGTTTGATATTTATAACCCTAGATCTCCTCTTTTAGAAGAACAAATTGTAAAAAAATTACCTTCTGTTAGCAAAGAGCTTCGTGATGTTAAGTTTAGGTTTAAAAGACTAAGATTTAACCCGTACGAAAATATAAGTTATATTAATACTAAATTAGGTCGATTAGAGTTGGCATTAATGCTTGGAAAGCATAGTAATAGCTAAAACTTTTTTCAATTCTTGAAATTATGAAAAGACTAATTTTTGACCAAACACTTACTTTTATTTAATTTTTTACTGGTTAAAAGGGTTATTTAAACGAAAAAAGTAAACGATGCCAATAACCAATCCTAAAACATCTAAAATCACATTTTCTTTAAATTTACTGTTTGATTTGTTTTTCTTGAATAAAAAAATGCGGATACAAGTTGCGACAAAGGCGAAAATTATAAATAAAAGTATCGGTTCCATTGTTAAAACATTTCATTCAATTTATCAATATCTTCTTGCATTCCTTCTTTGTCTACGCGTAAATATTTTTCAACTGTAGATATTTTGGAAAGGCCCATATATTCCATTAATCTTCGGATATTGCCACCTGAAGCGTTATAAAAGCTTGCAAAAGTAACACGGCCAACATGGTGGTGCAGGCGTTTGTCAATTTCTAAATGCGCAGCAATTTCTTTTAATATTCTATTGCTGAACTGTTCGGTGTAGTTATTAAAAAGCAGTTTTGAATCATTGAATTTGATTTCATCTTCTAATAGTTCGTTGGCCAAATCTGATAAGGGTACTTCGCTGAGTTCCCTTTGGTATTTTCTTAATTTAAAAATACTCAAAGACATTTTACCATCTTTGAATTTGTCAACATTCAAACGTTTCAAATCACTTATTCTAAGTCCTGTTAGGCATCCAAAAAGGAATCTTCTTAAGTTGACTTTGTGGGAGTGTGTAATTTCTTGGCTGCAATAATAGGCGTAAAGCTGCCTGAATTCGTCCCTTGTTAGAGCTTGGTAATTGCTCCGGCTCATTTTGGCCGTAAAGTAGTGGTAAGGGTCAATGAATTCTATGTTTTCAATGGTGGCTTTGTGCAAATAGGTTTTTACGTTTTTATGGTTTCCCCACCGGCTGTTCATGTTAATGCCATACTTATCTACCATAAACATATCAAATTCTTCGCCCCAAGTATTGGTTAAATCGGTAAACAAAATGTCATCCTTGAAAGCCCTTAGTTTATTAAGGGTCATTTTATGAGCCTTCAAAGTGTTGTCTGCTATTTGATTGTTGCGGTACCGTTTGTGCATGGTCTTAGCGTAAAAGTCGATAAAGCTTTTTTTATTGAAATCGGAGTTGTATTCGGTTACAAACTTTTCAATTGTAAGCGGAATGTCTTTAAGTAAGTATTCTTTTATGATTTCATTGGCCCTGGTTCTGGCATTGCCAATGGCCACATTGTAAACCGAAAAGTCCTTATCAGTAAAGTTTTTTGGCAAACATTCACCAGTCTTTTTATTGAATTTATCAACTGGCCATGTAAGATTTAATTTGAATTCTTTCTTTTTGCGGTTGATTGTGACCAACATATATACCCTGGCTTCGCCATTGCTCTTGATATATTTGTTATCCATCTTAATTGCAACTGAATATCCCAT